GGAAAAAATACGAGCGTTGCAGGCGCCAAAAGACAAATTAAAATTAGCTCATCTTTCCACGACCCTTTCATTTGATCCACCGCTGTGGTTTCCCACTTCACTTTCCCGGCTATTTGATCTTGTTTGAGTTTGGTTGCTGCTTTAACTTCTGTAACTTTAAGTTCTGCTTTAGCCTTTTTTGTCTCGACGAAGCCACGGACCGTGTCTGCGGCCACGCCGAGTAAGGGTTTTGCTAAGAGTTGCCAGACCATCGTCTAAGCTGCTCCGCCCATCATTTTAGAAATAACAAACAGAACCACAATGGCAACTATGCCAGCTTTGATCCAGTCCTTCATCTTCCAATCGGACCACTCTTTAATGTGTTCCCATAGATCTTTAATTAAATTCATAAGACCTCCTTTTGAGAGTTAGTTTATATCAGAATGTCCCTTTAAAAGGAACTTTTTTAATTTGTACTTTACTACGTTGTCCTTTAGGTCCTGCACCTAAATTTTGTTTTACTTTCGGTCCTTCCATGGAAGCGGAATAAACATCTGCAATTTCTGTTTTATTGACATTAGATCCTGCGTAAGGATTCATATCAGTAGACACAGTCATTTTTGCATTTGGATATTTAGATCCATTGATGAACTTTGGTTTCGGATTATCTAATGCCATAATATCTCCTTTAGTGATATGTTATTTGTTCAGCTTCTATTATAAAACTTTTATTAGCAAAATCAAATAAGATTTGTGCTTCATGAACACCTACCTCTTCTACTAATATAAGCTTAGATACATTCATTAAAGCAGTGGCGAAATCAATAGGATTAAGCTTTTCCTGCTTAATAGAAGCACGAGCCTTCTCATAGATTTCTCTATATATAAGATCTGAATTATCTTTCACGTTTTTTATCCCTATTCATTTTTTCTAATGCTATCCTAGCACGTAATTCAGCGATGTCTTCTATAGAATCAATTTTTTCAGTTTGAAGCTCTTCTTTTTGTTTAAACTTCATTTGATCTAAAGCAATCTTTTCTTTACCTTCATTAACTTTACGTTGAACATCTGCTGCTTGTATATCTAATTCTTTTTCACGAAGAGCTACTAACTGATCAGCTCCTTCCGCTTCTAACATATCTTGTTCTTCTGCTACCATATTGTTAGTTAATTCAGCAATACGTTCCGCAATACGAGATTCTATCTGTTGTTTTACTTGCTCTGCTTGTTGTTGCATTTGTGGATTTTGAGCCATCATAGGATTTTGTTGCATTTGCATTTGCATTTGTTGTAATTGTGGTCCAGCTTCTGCCATAATTTCTTCACGTGCCATTAATGCTACATGTTCGGAAATATGCCCTTGTAATAATGCTAATACTTGTAAATTAGATTTAACTAAAGAGCTAGACATAAAAGCACGATGAGTATCAATATGTGCTTGATGATTTTGACGTTCAAATGCTCGTAATGGTTTTAAACCTAAAGCCATCGCATCTTCTATACCAGGATCAATAGGTTCTGGTTGAGGAGGAGGAGGTAATAAAGCCTCGATGTTTTGTACATTCAATGCTTGATACATACGGCGGTAAGCTTCTTGCAAATTATGTATCTCAGGTGAAGCTTGTGCCATTTGCAATTGCATTTGTGCTAACGCTACACGTTGAGACATCGAGAACATGTTCGGATCTGAAACTGGAATAATATCTACTCGCTCATCAAAATCCGTTTGTTTGATCATTTGATTTCCACCCACTACTTTGTATGGATATTCAGGAGGGAGGAACGTTGCAAAGACATTTGCTAATAATTTAAACTCATGCTTTTGTGCATAGTGCAAACGTTTATGAATAGCGCTCATTACTTTAGCGCCTTGTTCCATCATAGCGAGGGTGGTTCCGACTGGAGCGTTTGTATTAGTCTCCGAAATCTTTATATCAGCTACTGCTGCAAATTTTTGCCCTGCATCAACGCAGAATCCTAATAAATTAAATAAAGTTGGATCCGGACCTTTGTATGGTAAAGGCATTAATCCTGAACGTAAGTCTCCGCTTGGAGCGTCTATATCTCTAAATTCGCCTGGTTGTAAGGGGTTATCATTATCAGCGATACGCAATCCTCTGGATTTAAATCCTGCTGGTAAATTGGATAATGTTCCCGCATCAATAAGTTGACGGAGCGTGGAGGTAGCCGTTCTTGACAAGCCCCCGAGCATATGGATAAGACCAAAACCGTAAAAGCCAAGACCAGGAAGAAATTTGTAGTGAACGAAATATTCGATCTTCTTTTTAAGTGGATCGTTTTCTTTAAAGTTTCTGTAAATGGATAAGATTTTATTTGAACCTTCATCCACAGTAACCACATATGGTACCTTAATACCAGTTGGTTCGCCAGTTGTAGTGTCTCTATCTTCGAAACCTTCTATGTCTAAATCGCAATGTATTTCATATAGAGTGTATACCTCTTCATCATAACCAACTTTTTCTACACCTTCAAGCTCATTATATTTTTTCTGTATGCTTGTTTCTTCGTTACTAGTTTGTACATCAATGTCTCGGTAAAAACCTGCAACCTGTTGTTTTAATAAATCATTTTCAGAAATTTTAACAATGTGTGTAACACGTTCTGCTGATTGTAAATCAGTAGCTAAATAATTAACAATTAAATCTTCACTGGGAATAAACTTCGCCATAGGCGCTTGCTTAGTTGCTTCGTAATAAACTTTTTTAAAAGCAGATCCTGCAAGTGGTAAATGAAAAAGTAATTGATCCATGTCTGGTGTATACTCTTCCATCTTATCTGTAATCTGATAGTTCATATAATCTTGAACTCTATCTGCTTGTGCCACTACTTCTGGTGTTTCTTCCCCTAAAATATTTGTTTTAACGGGACCGCTTGGTGGTAATAATTCTTTGAATGCTTGCGCTTGAAACTGTGTAACTGATTCTGCTAATAGTGGATGAGTAACACTGCTCGCTCCTTGAAATGGCTCGGAACGTTCTTGATGTTTAAATCCTAATAAATCTAATCCCTTGGTGTATGCAAATTCCCACTCGTGCCGTGATTCACGGTCCGACTTTACTTCTCCAACTATATCGGTTGCTATTTTTCCTAATACACCTTCGTCTAAAAATTCTGATAAATTGTCTGCGAAACCTGCTTCAAGTGGCTTGGATGACGGATCAAAGTCAACAACTGCACCACCTTCATCTGTTTCTTCAATTTCTATAGCTGCATCTATTTCTTCTCCAAAAGGATTTTCTTTAATGCCTATTTGTACATCTTCTTCAACAGTTAAATCAGGATTTGATACTCCTGAAATTTTTCTATCGACAGCCATTATCTTCTAGCCTTTCCATAACCACGTTTGGCTGCACCGCCTGAACGCATTCTCATTGGTTTCATTTTTATAACGGAACCTTCTGCTGAACCTTTAGCAAAACCGCCTTCATTATATTTTCCTACATAATTTGGATTAATTAAAAATAATTCTTGTTCAAGAATCTCTATTTGATCATCATCCCCTATCGCTCTTGCATCGGCTAAAAGATCTTTTAGTTGTTTTACTCTACTCTCGGCCATAAGCCCTCCTAATAATAATTTCGTTGTACACCAATTTGTAATGGTGGATCTTGATAATCTTCTGGATGAACAACAAAATTACCTTGACGGAACCTTAACATAGCTTGGGTCATACTGTCTACTAAATCATCATGTTCACCGAATGGAAAAGCTGCACACTCTTCCACCATCTCTTCTGCCCATCTTTCATCTGGACGCCATACCATACCAGCTTCAAATAAAGGTGCAACAGAATTAACACGTACATGTTTATCATTTCCTTTGCTCGGTGTAAAGTTAACAACTGGAATTCCCATGGTCCGTAGTTCGTGGGTCAAGGGCAGTCCTGATGCTTTTGCTTCCACAATAATTGTTTCAGGTTCCCAGTATTGATATTCTTCATAAGCAATTCTTTTTAATTCTGGAAAATCCCATCTACCTTTTTTACAATCAACTAACATGGCATGTGGTGTTATTCCTTCATCAGGAAAAAATATTCCCCATGTACTAATTGCACTAAAGTCAGCAGTTTCTTTTTTACTATATGCCGTATCATAACTTTGTATAATGTGTATTAAATCTGGTATATCTTCCTTCTCCCATACTTTCCACCACTCACGTTTAATAATGGAACCTTCTTCAGAGGTTGGTTGTTGTTGCCATTGTGCTTGCCATTTTTGTTCTGAAAGAGATGCTTTAACAGATTCTAATTCTTCTAACTTCCAATATTGTGGCCAAATAGGTTCATTACTAGGCAAAATAGCAGGAAACTCTACAACTTCCCATTGATCGGCTTTGGGTTCTGTTTGTGCTTTCATCAATTGTCCTGTTAAATCTTTTGTTGACCAACGTGTCATAACAATTAAAATGCGCCCGCCAGGTTGTAAACGTTGTCTAGGACCAGAGGTATACCACTCATAAGCATTATCCATAGCACTATCACTTAATGCATCTTGCTCGGAGTGTGGATCATCAATAATTAATAGATCAGCACCACGCCCGGTTATCGCACCACCGACACCGGCAGCAAAATATTCTCCACCATGATTTGTTTCCCAACGTCCTGCTGCTTTACTGTCTGCACTTAATGTTACATTATCAAAAACATTTTGAAATTCTCCTGTTCCCATTAAGTTTCTAACCTTACGACCAAAGCGGTAAGCTAATTCTGCGGTGTGTGTTGTTTGAATTATTTTTAATTTAGGATTAGCACCCATCATAAAAGCAGGAAATAAAAAAGATGCAAATTCTGATTTAGTGTGTCTTGGTGGCATATTAACAATTAAACGTTTTATTTTACCATCTGCTAAATCTTGAAGTTTTGAAGCAGTCTTAAGGTGGTGGGGCCCTTTAACAAACTCAGGCCACATTACTCTTACAAAATTTAAAAAATTATCTTGGGCTGCTAATTTTAGTTTTAGTTCTTGTTCTCGTAATAGCAGCTTTAATTCTTCAGCTGTCGGATTCATTGTATCTTTTTTATACTATATGTTTGTATAAATCACTAATTAAAGCCTCGCTCAGAAAACCGCCCGCCTAAAATATGGGGGAGGGGGTCATTTGAAAACAGTTTCGACTTTGAGAAAGAATAGGGGTTACCTTTTCGTTAATCGTTATCGAGGAGGAGAGAGCAACGAACCATTGACCTCGCTGCCCTCTTCTCTTTTCACGTGAAAAGAATAGGGCGAGATTAAGACAAATAATAAATAAAAAGTTATCCACAACTAATTTAAATTAAATTAAATTATTATCTTTTATTATCTTTTAATTACTTTAAATGTATAGATAGAAAGCGAGGTGATTGAATGAACGAAAAGATACAAGAACTAGGAATCTATAACATAGACAAAACAACGACTATGGTTGGATATGCAACCGCTGTTAATAAGACTATGGAACAGATTGCTAATAAACTAAAAGAGCAACAAAACCAAATCGATGCCGCTCACAGTATTATCGACAACTACATAAGACTAGTCGATAGTATGCAAGAGCAACTTGATAAACTAAAAAACCCAACTTTATTTGATAAATAGTTTCAATGTTGGGTTGAAAGTGGGGGGCGATAATCGCCCCCTAATAATTCAACCAATAGGAGAAAGTATGATAAATATACAAGTGTTAAAATACTTTGATGTTAAAATAAATACTTACGATCAAGACGGCAAGCCCATGAAAGAACTTGCTGCAGAAGATGTTCAAACTGTCTTAATGAGAGTAGAGGACGAATTAAAAGAAAATGGCTCGATTGATTTTCAATGTGAAACAGATGATTTTGTTATAGACTTTGAAAACAAAACAGTAACTCAAGGCAAATTAAAATAGACTAGGGGGCTAATAAGCCCCTTAATCATTCAACCAAAAGGAGAAAGTATGACTAGAAAAGATTATATAAAG